CGTTCAACTGTGATTGCTTTAGGACAAAAGCTCTTAACCCAACCTTTGTCAAATTTAATAACATAGTAACCTGCACAATACAAACTCTTTGACTTATCACTCTTTGTAAACAAAGGAAGTTTTCGTCTTACATCATACATTGCATTGTAAGGTGTGCAACTAGTCGGAAAGCCGTGACATTCTTTGTCGTCTTCCGTTGCACTAACTTTTACTTTGGTATTCTTTAGAAAGAATCCCTTACCAAATCTTTTAGTAAGATCATCCTTTTTGTTAAACATAACTTCGCCTTCGGTTGAGCTTAACATAAATTTATTATTTTCTTTCTTATGTAAGAGTCCAACCTTAGTTCCGTCTTGTTCTACAATCCAAAACTTGCCGTCAATAATTGGCTTTGCATGAATCTCTGTCATTTTAAATTTCCTGTGTAAGTTTACGCCATGTCACATCTGACTCTGGGTATTTTGCTTGAAACGGTTCTGCGTATGTTTGGATATTGTCTGCAATCTTTTTCATATCCCATGTGTTACAGAATTTAAGCATACGGATGCCAACTTGTGTAACTTCTTTAGGAATAGCAGCCGAATCGATAGTTTCGCGAATAATAGTTTTAATCTCAGGAGGTTGTGCTGACAAATCGACTAGTGTAACATTTCGATTATAGTCTTCTAGCACACGATGCTCTTCGCCATTATGGTCAGTCCAACGTTGCAACATGAGATTGTTCCAAGAGAAGCCTTTGGATTTACGGTCTTCAAACGCTTCAGTTAAGCCGACTTTATTTTTAGTGCCTTTAGTTCTAACACCTGGATATGCACTAAACACGTTGTCTGAGCTATCACCGCGCATACATTTCTCAAACAAGATCCATTCTGGATCTGGAACAACTTTAGGTTCGCCTGTTTTCTTATCTTTAACTAGCTTACCTTTCTTGTCAAAGATACCTTCAATAGTATGCGTCTCATCTGAGACACCGTTGTATTGCCTTACGTTGGATGCTAGCAACTGGTGAAAATCGCTATCTGTGCTGACAATAACGTGCTGTGAATTTGGATGCATCTGAATAAAGCCTGCAATCAAATCATCTGCTTCTAATTGCGGATGTTGCAATACTGTGACGTTAGTTTTCTCACTAATAAAATTCTTAAACTCGTCAAATGCTTCCCAGAACAGTTTGTCTTCTTCTTGCTCTTTAACTGTCATTGCATCTCGTGTTTCTTTACGATTTGCTTTATACGGTTTATAAAAATCTTTGCGCCAGCTACGACCTTCGAGACAGAACACTACATGTTTCCCCTCAAAGTCATTCCACGCTTTTTTAATGCTATTGAATGTAATATGAAAAGCCATACCGAGTTTAACATCGGCGGCACCTTGAACTACATGTCTAGCACGAAAAAATGTGTTAGCTGTATCAACTAAGATATATGTCATGAAACCTCTGATCTATTTTTAGATAACGGAACTACGTTAATAAAACCTGCGCTGTGTCTCGAAGGATCCATTCCTTCGTCTACTAACATATTAGCAGCCAAATCACGGAACCAACGATCTACAATTTCTTCTTCAGGGTCGCCGTCAAAGCCATACCCTGCTGCCTTTAATTGTATAATAAATTCCTCGTTCCAGTCAAGCTCAAAGAAGCCATTACGGATGTTATCCTTATTTACGTGCGTATCTAAAACAGCTACATAAGGCATCCCTTGGGCAGTTGCACGCTCTTTTGGGCTAAGTTTGGCTTGCTCCTCTGCTGCCTTTGCAGCCTCTAGTTCAGCCTGTGCCTGAGCAGCCAAAGTAACAGCCGCCCTCGCTTCTGCTAGTGCTTGTTCTTTGGCTTCTTCTAATGCTTGTAAGCCCGTAACCTTTTTAAAGAAGTTTTTAATCATTAAGTTCCCCATTCATTTTTAAATAATGGCACTTGTAAACGATCACTGTAGCGTAATCCGTGCTTCATTGCCAAATCTGCCACATTACGATTATTTAATGCGTAAACACTTTCAACCCCGCCAACTGGCATCAAATATACATGACCTGTAAATCCACCTGCACGGAATGCGGCAATAGCGCATTCAGCATCTGCAAAGTCTTGTTCCGTAGCAATAACAAATTTAAGATACACGTTGGCACCGATAACTTGATATGATCTAACAATTTCAGGTTTGATAGCATCTTCCCATTTCTCACCACTGCAAGGAAGTTTAGCACTTACTGAAAATGTAATTTCTCTAGCATAGTTGTCTTTATGCGACCATTGCCAGTCTTTCAAATACTGTGCGAACTCTGGAGTAAGTTCTTGAGTGCCATTTGTTTCAAATGTAATTTCACGCAAGCCAGTCATTTTAGGATGATCTAGCAAGTCTGGATATGCACGTTGCCAACCTAGTAATGGCTCACCGCCCGTAATAACTAAATGTTCAGTTCGCCATTCCTTGTGCGGAAGTATTTCTGAAATTCGATCAGCAATAGCATCACTAGTTAGCATTGGACTTAGATCTTTAAAACTGGGATGCCAGCTAGCATAGCTGTCGCAACCAGTAGTAACTAGCGGCAAGTCTTCGTATTTTGTAAACATGTGTGCAACTTCGGCAATCTCATCTGCTTCTTCGCTTAGCCTACCTTTCGGCATACCAAAGCCTGCACATTTAAAGTTACAACCAAACGTGCGCAGAAACACCGACGGGACGCCCATGTAGCGTCCTTCACCTTGAATTGAATAAAACAATTCTGCTATTTTAATTTTTGACATTCTTTGCCTTCCTAAATTCTTCAACATCATTAACTGCTAATTGTAACACATTTGCATAGTTAAGAGCTTGTTGTTTGGACATTATAAGATTGGATTCCCGTTCGATATATCCTTTGGTAAGTAAAGTCCAGATGATTTTCCATCTATTAAGTTCCCACCATTTTGTTTTCTGCTGAGTGTATATTGTTACCGAAACACCGAAGTCCTCGGCTTCTACCCAAACGTTGTGAGAGTGATGGCAATCTCCACACTCGCAAACAACTTCATAGACCTTAGCATCGCCGTAGTCTTTTCGTAGTAGAATGCCTTCTGCCGGAATTTGTGCGCTCATTATTTCAACAACTCTAGGTTAAGGATCTTAGCCACTCTAGCACCTACATCTTCACCTGATGCAATAACATAAGTGGTTTGGTTATGTCTGTCTGTTTTGGTATCATAACGACGAACGTTTAAAATACGTCCACCTACTGCTGAACTAAGTTCAAAACTAATGCGGTCTTCACCCTCCGGACTACCGCGTTCTACCATTGCTTGTGCGCCTGCCATCATTTTAATTTTCCTTGATTCTTGATATTCTTTTTCTGCTTCATACTTGTGTCTATTGTCCCACATGTCGCGGACTTTAGTGTATAGCCATCGGTCAAGCCATTTCATAACTTCATAATCCTTGTTATTTCTGCGTTTGCTTCGTCAAACCATCCTTCGTCAAGATAAGATTCAACTAAGATTTCTGTTAACGCATCAAGTGCCTCTTGATGATTATATCCGGGATAGGTCTGTGTCCATTTAATACTATACAGCGGTTCTTTGTCATTCATTTACAATTCTCCAACCAATCATTAAATCTATGGACTGCTTCGTCAAAATCAACACCATACACTTTAGCATAGATTACATTTTCTTTAATTTCCATATCAAACGGAATAGTTCCGTTGAATCTAAAATCTTCAGGAACATCTGTAGTAACAACAAACTCTTGTAAGTTCTTTGCTCTAAAGATTAAATTATTAGCCATGTCTACTGAATTCATACATCCTCCGGTTTTGGAAACGCTTCGCTCCATGGCCAGCTTGTGCTAGGATTTGGTCGAGGTTTCAATTCTACAATTTCTTCGATTACGGTTCCGTCGTCTTCACACAAACTAACTTGAAACGGCGCAATAATTTCAACACTAGCATCTTCTTCCTGCCAGTTATGATCCCCATCGTAAAGCCAACCTGCGCCGCCTTCGTGATACGCTACTTCAATCGCTTCTCTTTCTTCGTTACTAATATCATCACTAAATTCAAAATATATCGAAATGC